ACACGCCATTACGCAAAGCGCCCCGCCAATTTCCCCCGAACCCCGCCGACGGAAGGGAAGGGAATGGAAGGGAAGGGAATGGAAGGGAAGGGAAAGAAACTACACCCGCTACCTCAAGAGATACACAGGACTGCTCCGGGCAGCCGGCGGCGGGTGCGGTTCCCCCTGACGGGGTAGGGCAACACCCAGACCCGAAAGTCGTCGCCCACGTCGACGCCCTGCTGGTTGGGCTTCCATCCGGAACCGGCGAGCACGACGCAGCCGCGATGCTCTGGGCAACGCTGCATGCCAACGGCTGCAAGGGCACGGCCAGCCACCCGGCCGTGATCGAGATGGCGCGCCAGGGCGTCACCATCGAGCAGCTCAAGCGCGCCATCACCGAGGCCCGCAAGTCGCAGGACGGGCCGCTCAACCCCGCCTACCTCGCCGCGATCATCGAGCGCCTCAAGTCCGAGAAGCCAGCCAACGGCAAGGCGCAGGCATGGGCAACGGATGACGGCGCGACCGAGGTCAAGGCGCGTGAACTGGGCCTGTGGCCAGCCAAGCCGGGCGAGTCGTACCACGACCTGCGTGGACGCATCCGCACCACGCTATCGCAGCGCGCCGAGGAGAGCGTTCGGTGAACATCCCCGACAACATGCGCTGCCAGTGGATCGCCGACGACACGCGGTGCGCATGCCCGGCGTCACTGTCGACGAGCAGGTTCTGCGTGTTCCACCGGCACGCCGAAAGTGTTGATTCTCGTGGCATCGTGCACTGGTCGCAGGACGCCACCGCCGACGAATACCAGGCGCGCGCCAAGTCGTTCATGTGCCCCAGCGATCCTCCAGCAGTGCGCGCTTTACGTGCGCAGATCGATGGGCACGGATCAGGGCGCAGCGCTGGCATCGCCTCATCGCGCATCTTCCGTGAACCCGGACAGGACGAGGAACTCTCCGCGTGAGACTCGCCGATCAATCCGCGCTGATCACCCCACGCGAGCGGGAGACGTTCCGATCCCGCTTCGCCTCAGCCGTCGTGCACCTGATCGAGTTCTCGGCATACTGGTGCCCACAAAGCCGTAAAATCGTGTTTCGCTCATCGGTCGTGAAGCGCCGGTTTTACATCCCGCAGGAGGCCGTTTACGTCGGGACGTACCGAGAGCCGTTCCCCGCCCGCGCGTTCCTGTCCGACCTCGAGGCGCTGCTTGTCCTGCCCCGTCAGGGTTGAGGTCGGAGACCACGTCAAAACCCCGAGCGGGGCTCAAGCATTCGTCGTCTCCGTCGATCACAAGCTGCTCGAGGCCACCGTGCAGTGGATCGACCGCAGCGGACAGCGCGCAGATTTCCGATGGTCACAGCTCCGGAAGGTCAAGCCCGACAGGCTGATCCGCTGAAAATTCAGCCCCCGGTTCTGAAACAATCCGGGCGTGAGCAAATCAGCCAAGCGCGGAAGGCCGCCGGAAATCCCTTTCACCGACGAGCTGGGCGCCGAAATCTGCGACCGCCTTGCCGACGGAGAAAGCCTGACGGCAATCTGCGAGTCTGACGGAATGCCGAACCGATCACAGGTCTGGCGATGGCTGCAACGACACCAAGATTTCGCTTCAAATCACGCGCGCGCGCGGGTCGTGCAGGGCCACAAAATGGCCGAGAAGCACCAGGCCGTGATCGACGAGACGAAGGCCGGCATTCTGCCTCCTGACATCGCCCGCGTCGTCCTGGGCGGTTTGCAGTGGCAGGCGAAGGTGCTTGCGCCGAAGGATTACGGCGACAAGATGGCCACCGAGCACTCCGGGCCGAACGGTGGAGATATCCCGTTCTCCGTGATCGAGCGGCGCATCGTTGACCCGAAGGCTGACTCGTGAGCGGTAACGCGCTGACGATCGACACGCCGCGGGTGTTCCTGCCTCTGTTGGAGAAGGCTCGCTTCCGTGGCGCCAGGGGCGGTAGAGGATCCGGGAAATCCACGTTCTTTGCCGAGCTGGCCATCGAGCGCAGCTACTCCGAAAAGGTCGATATCGTCTGCATCCGCGAGGTGCAGGACACCCTGCAGCATTCGGTGAAGAAGCTGCTCGAGAAGACCATCCAGCGCATGGGCTTGGGCCAGTTTTTCGAGGTGCAGAAGACCGAGATCCGCAGCGCCCGCGGCGGCGTGATCATTTTCCGCGGCATGCAGGACTACAACGCCGAGAACATCAAATCGCTCGAGGACTTCGACATCGCCTGGTTCGAGGAGGCGCAGACAGCCTCCCAGCGGTCGCTCGATCTTCTGACGCCAACACTGCGCAAGCGCGGCTCCGAGCTGTGGTTTTCGTGGAATCCGAACAGCGCCGACGATCCAATCGAGAAGCTGCTGTGCGGCGAAGACCCCATCGAGAACTCCATCGTGGTCGAGGCGCAGTACTGGCACAACCCGTGGTTCTACGATACCGAGCTGCCGGCCGACATGGAGCGCGACCGCAAGCGCGATCCGGACAAGTATCAGCACGTGTGGTGCGGCGCCTATCGCAAGATGAGCGAGGCGCTGGTCTTCAAGAACTGGCGCGTGCAGGAGTTCGAGCGGCCCGCCAACGCGATATTCCGCTTCGGCGCTGACTGGGGCTTTGCCACCGATCCGAGCGTGCTTGTGCGTTGCGAGCTCGACGAGCGGACGCTGTGGGTTGACCACGAGGCGCACATGGTTGGCTGCGACATCGACCTTCTGCCGAGCCTTTTCGACAAGGTTCCCGGCTCGCGAAAGTTCCCGGTGCGGGCTGACTCAGCCAGGCCTGAGACGATCAGCTACATGCGCAAGCACGGATTCCCGCGCATCGAGGCGGCCATGAAGGGATCAGGCTCAGTCGAGGACGGGATCGAGTTCCTGAAGTCGATGGACATCGTCGTCCACCCGCGCTGCGAAAACCTGATCGCCGAGCTGAAGACTTACGCTTTCAAGGTCGATCGGCTCACGCAGGAAGTGCTCCCGATCCTCGAGGACAGGAACAACCACGTAATCGATGCGCTGCGCTACGCCTGCGAAGGCGCCCGCAAGGCGCTGACGCGCGATCCGAAGATTCGCCGCCGCGTGGCCGCGGCAAGCAGCGCCGGCGCCTGGATGGGGGCGTAAATGGCCAGGAAAGCACTGACTGACGAGAAGATGAGCGCAGGCGTCCCCGAAGAGGCCGACAAGGGAGAAACGCTGCACAAGCGAGCCCTCGCGCGCTTCAAGGTGCTGGACGACTTCTGGCAGGAGAACCTGAATCTCGCTCTGGAAGACATCAAGTTTCGCGCCGGCGACGAGTGGCCCGACGACATCAAGCAGAAGCGCGCCGACAAGAAGCGCCCATGCCTGACCTTCCGCCGCGGTGAGCAGTACGTTCGCCAGGTCGTCAACGATGGCCGGCAGAACAGGCCTGCGATCAAGTACCGCCCCATCGACTCCGGAGGCGATATCAAGGTCGCCAAGGCGTTCATGGGAATTGCCCGGGACATCCAGGCGAAGTCCAACGCGGACGACGCCTACGATACGGCGCTCGATTGCGCTGCCGGTAATGGGTTCGGGTATTTCCGCGTCCTGACCGAGTACGCGCACGAATCGTCGTTCGACCAGGAGATCCGCGTCAGGCGGATTGCGAACCCGCTCTCGGTGAGGCTCGCCCCGCACAACTCGGCGGACGGATCGGATTCCGAGGATGGCTTCGTGATCGATTCCATCTCGCGCGAGGCGTTCAAACGCACGTATCCACAGGCCAAGTTCGCAAGCTGGAACACCGACGGCGACAAGTACGACGACGGCTGGCTGGATTCGCTGAATGTCCGGATCGCCGAGTACTTCTACAAAGTCGCCACGCAGACGATGATCTACGCGCTGGCCGACGGGCAGACGATCAAGCAGGCGGATTACGAGAACCTTTTGGCCAAGGGTGCGCAGGACATTCCTGGCATCGTCAACAAGCGCACCGTGCGCGACGTGAAGGTCATGTGGGTCAAGCTGTCCGGAGCCGAGGTGCTGGAAGGCCCGCAGGAGTTTCCGTGCCCGTACATCCCGATCATCCCGGTGTACGGCGTCGAGCGGAACATCAACGGCAAGACGATCTACGAGGGCATGATCCGCATCGGCCGCGGCCCGCTGCAGCTCTACAACTTCGAGCGCACCGCCTACGCCGAGCGAGTCGCCCTGACGCCGAAGGCTCCCTATGTCGCTGCAGTCGGGCAGCTCGAGGACCGCGACGAGTGGGAGACGGCGAACGAGGAGAATCACCCGTACCTCGCCTACAACCCGACCGACGTCAATGGCGTTGCGCTTCCCCCGCCTCGCCGCGAACAGGCAGCTGACATCCCGGCGCATTACGCGCAGTCGATCCAGATCACCAACGGCGACATCCAGGCCGCGTTCGGGATGTTCAATGCCTCGATCGGCGCACCGTCGAACGAAAAGAGCGGGAAGGCGATCCTTGCCAGGCAGCGCGAGGGCGACGTTTCCACGTTCCACTACCACGACAACCTGGCGCGCGCAGTCAAGCACCTCGGCAGGATTCTCCTGGCGATGATTCCGCGTGTTCTCGACACAAAGCGCACGATCCGCATGCTCGAGGAGGATGGCAAGGAACAGATCGCCATGATCGACCCGGAGCTTCCCAGCTCGCGGGCCGAGGTCGATGGCATGGAGGTGTTCAACCTGAACGCCGGCCGCTTCGACGTGGACGTATCGACCGGCCCGAGCTACAGCACGAAGCGCCAGGAAGACGCCGCCGCGCAGATCGAGATCGCGCAGGTCAACCCGCAAGTCTGGCAGACGCACGGCGACTTGATCGTGAAGTCGCAGGACTGGCACGGGGCCGACGAGTGGGCCGAACGCACCAAGGCGCTCATGCCGCCGGAGATCAAGGCAGCGATCGCGCAGGCCGAGGCTGGAGAGGATGAGGGAAATGGTCCCAGCCCCGAGGTGCGCGCGATCATGGAGCAGGCGCAGGGCGCGATCCAGCAGCGCGAGGAGGCCTTGCAGCAGGCTGGCGCCGAGATTCAGCGTTTGCAAGCTGCCGAGGCCGACAAGGAAGCAGAGCGCAAGTTGCAGGAAGACGAGATCCACGTGAAACGCTACGAAGCGGAGACGGCACGGCTGAAGGAGCTTCTGCCGGCCCTGACTCCCGAGCAGGCCGCGTTTCTCATCGCGCAGACGATGCAACAGGTGCAGACGCCTTTCGATCTCGACCTTGATCCCGCCGCGCTTCTGGCGAGCCAGCAGGCGCAACAGATCCCGATGGCCGATCCCGGCCCCATGAATTGAGGAGCGAACCATGAACGACAAACTTGTACCGTGCGATGACGCCAGTTTTGCGGCGAAGACGATCACCTACACCGGAACGGCTGGCGTGACCGCCACGTTTGCTCCCGGGCCGCGTGCCGTGGCTGTGTGGTGCACGACCGACGCGCACGTCAAGGTAGGCGAGGGCGTCACCGCGACTGTTGACTCGATTCCGATTCCGGCCCGCACCGTGTTCAAGATCACCGTGCCGCAGGGTTCCGGAGCGCCCTGGCGCGTCTCTGCCATCCAAACGGCGGCCGGCGCGACTGGCGGGTCCGTGTACGCGAAGCCGCTGCAGGACTAGCGATGTATCGCCTGCACTCGGCGATCATGGCATCCGGCGATGGGCTAGAGGCCGCTGTTCGCTCGCTCTCTCCCGCCGCGTGGTATCAACCCGGAGTCGGCATTACCGGCTCGCTCACCGTTTCCAACTGGGCTGACCAATCCGGCAACGGTCGGGATTTGGCGCAAGGGACTGCGGGGAATCAGCCGATCAACCTCCCGCATACGGGGACGGCTTATGCGTACCTGCCGGGGGTGGCAGGAAACTACTTCTCCACGCCGGATAGCGTTGCCAATTCGATCACGGGCGACATTGATCTGCGATTCTATTTAGCCGCGAACGATTGGACCCCGGCAGGCCCGACAATCATTTGCGCGAAGGATGATGGCGGTGCTAATCGAGACATTTTGTTTTATGTCACCAATGCTGGAGGTGCGTTGGTATTGGCTACCTCGCCGGATGGATCGACGTTGAGCTATGCCACGTCAAGCATTGCGCCTACTGTAAGTGATGGCAATGGAATATGGGTTAGAGCAACGCGGGTTGCATCTAGCGGGGTGGTAAAGTTTTATACGTCCACCGATGCTGCAACTACAAGCCCCGGTTCCGTGACATTTACCCAACTAGGAACCGACCAAAGCAATACTGCCGGAGCGATTTATAACGGCGTTGCAAATTTGGAGGTTGGATCAAGTCAGGGCGGATCAAATCCATTTCTAGGGAAGTTCTATCGAGGAGCAATCTACAACGGCATCAATGGCACGCTCGCTGTCGATTTCTCCCCCTCCACCTTTGCCGAAACCTCCACTAACGGGGCCACGGCTACCGCATCAACGGGTGAAGTGTGGACGCTCAATAGCACGGGAGCCAAGCCCGCGCAGATCGTGAAGTCGGCACAATTGATGCTGACTAATGCGGCGGGGCAATACATGACGGCCACATATGGCCCGACCGACCCGCAATCTCTCTACATGGTATTTAAGCAGAACTCGTGGACTTTAAATAACACGGTATTTTCTTCTGCTGGCGACGATATGAACATATCGCAGCAGACCGCAACCCCGAAGGTTGGACTATTTGCCGGGTCCGCTGCCGCTGAAAACGCAGATGCCGCACTAGGGTCGTTCGCTATCGGCTGCTTCCTGTTCAACGCGGCGGGTAGTCTTGTGCAGATCAACGCCGGAACCGCAACGACCGGGAATCCCGGCTCGGTTAGCGGGGCGACCATCAACCTCTCGCGGTCCTCGCTCGGCGCTGACTTTCAGGTGAAGGAGTTGATCGCCTTCTCCGCCGCCCATGACGCCACCCAACGCGCAGCCGTGCGCAACTACCTCGCCGTAGCGCATGGCGTTGCACTGTAATCCGCTGAAAATTTGCTCCGAATACCTGATAAAAAGCGGTCAACCCTACCGGAGAGATTCCGGGCCCTAGCGGAGACCGCGAGCAATGCCAAATGACGCACCCGTAGTCGATTCAGCCGCACCAGCCACAACCGCAGCACCCGCGCCGGCTCCTGAAGCCGCTGCGAGCACCCCGGAGCCCACGGCCGCCCCGGAAGGTGCGCCCCCTGAAGGGGAGCAAGCGCCGAAGCCTGAAGAATCCCCGAAGCCGCGCCTTTTCACGCAAGAGGAGCTGAATCGGGCAGCCAGGCGGGAACGCAAAGCCGCAGAGGCCCGCACTTACGAGCGCGTCCGCCTCGAGATGGAAAACCAGCAGCTGCGCCAGCAACTCGGCCAGCAGCGGGGCGACAAGCCCACAGATCAAGGCACCGGGGAACGTCCGCGGCCTGAAAATTTCAAGGATTGGGACGCCTACAACGAGGCGCTGGTGGACTGGAAGGTTGACCAGCGCGAGCGTAGCAAGGCGGAAGCGGTAAGGGTGGAGCGCAGCACGGAGTCGTTCGACAAGTACGCGAGCGAAGTCCGGTCAACGCTCCTGAAGGAAGCCGAGCTTTACGAGGATTTCGAGGAACGCATCACTGCGCCAGGCGTCGTGTTCACCGACGCGATGGTCGACGCGCTGATCCGAACCGAGAAGCCAGCAGCGGTTGCGATCTTCCTCGCGGATCACCCGCAAGAGTCGCAGCGAATCGGCGCCCTCCCGCTTGCAGCCCAGGTCCGCGAGATCGACAAGATCGCCGCAACGATCACGAAACCCCCGGCGCCATCAAAGGCGCCCGAGCCCATCAAGCCGAACGCTGGCAGCGCAGCAGGTGTTGAGCAAACGCTCGAATCGACTGCGAACAACTACCAGGACTGGCTGAAGGTGAGGCGGAGGCAATTGGCCCAAACAGGCCGCTGAAGCATCCGTTTAGGGGTACTCCACCATGAGCAACAGCTATTCCGTAATCACCCAGATTACGAACGAGTCGATGCGTGTCGCGCACGAAAGCGCCACCTTCCTCTCGACCATCGATCGCCAGTACGACGATTCCTACGCCAAGACCGGCGCGAAGATCGGCTCCTCGCTGCGCGTGCGCAAGCCCGACCAGTTCGACGTGACGACCACATCGCGCGTGATCGACGTCCAGGAACAGGCCGAGGGCTACGAGACCATCACCCTCGCCAGCCAGTACCACGTCGACATGTACTTCACGTCCGACGAGATGTCGCTTTCGCTCGACAGGCTCTCCGAGCGCAAGATCAAGCCGGCGATGCAGAAGCTCATCAGCAAGATCGAGGGCGACGTTCTCACCGGCTGCACCAAGGGCACGTACAACCAGGCTGGCACCGCCGGCACCGCGCTTGGCGACGCCGGCTCGCTGGTCGCGTTCACCGACGCGCGCGCGAAGATCAACCAGGGCCTGGCTCCGAAGTCGAACCGCAGCCTGCAGCTCGATTCCGTGCAGATGGGCGCGCTGGTCGGCGCTGGCAAGGGCCTCTTCGCCCCCGTGGAACAGGTCGGCAAGGCCTTCGCCGAGGGCTTCTACGCCCGCACGATGGCGGCCGACATCTACGAGAACGAGCGCGTGTACGCCCACACGAACGGCACGGATCACACCACGCTCTCCGTGGTGACGACCCTGGCCGCCGGCGCGACTTCGATCCAGATTTCCGGTTCGGCGCTGTCCGTGGGAACCACGTTCACCGTTAGCGGCTGCTATGCCGCCCACCCAGAGACGGGCGACTCGTACAGCAACTTGCAGCAGTTCGTCGTCACCTCGGTGTCCGGCGAATACTGCGGGATCTCGCCGTCGCCCTACGCTTCGGGCGCGAAGAAGAACGTGAGCGCCCTGCCGACCAGCGCGGCGACCGTGACCGCGGCTGGCGTCTCGAGCACGACCTACCGGACTGGCCTCATGTACCAGAAGGAGGCGTTCGCCTTCGTGACAGCCGATCTGCCTCTGTTCGCCGGCGCCGACAAGTGCCAGCGGCTCACGCAGGACGGCTTCAGCCTGCGCGTGTGGCAGGACGGCGACATCATCAACGACCGCATGCTCATGAGGATCGACATGCTCTTCGGGTACGCGGTGCTTCGTCCGGCCTGGGCCTGCAAGCTCATCGGCGCGGCGAACTCCTGATGACCTAGCGGCGGGGGCTTCGGCCCCCGTCCTCTCAACTTCCACGAGGAACAAATCACATGGCAACGTACACCCAGCTTCACGATGGCAACCCTGATGGCAACCAGCTCGGCGGCGCATCTACCGATCTCATCGGATTCCACGGCGCAACGCCGGTCGATCAGTCGGCTTTCGCGGCAACCGTATCGGTCGTCTACCTGACCGTCTCCGGCATCTACGGCTTCTCTACGGCGGCCGCGATGTCGAACACGCTGCTTCTCATCAACGCGCTGCAACTCGCCTTGGTCGAACACGGAATCATGGCGTCGTCCTGATGCGGCCCAAGTTCGCCTGCATCAATTGGCTGACCGAGGAAGACGTGCGCGCAAACATCGCGCACTGCGCTTCCTTGGGCCACGCGATGCTCGCGACCGAGGCGCCGCACACGCGAAGGCTCGCCGTTATCGGAGGTGGGCCTTCGCTGCATTCTCACCTTGACGAGATACGTGTGTTCGACGCCGTGTGGGCCGTGAATGCCTCGCATCAGTTCCTTCGCGGGCACGGAATCGAAAGCTCCATGATCACGGTAGACGCAGCAGCCGAAGTTTCCGCCTACGCGAGCGGCGCCAAAGCGGCCATCGTCGCAACCCGCTGCCACCAATCCGTATTTGCGGCGCTGGATGGCGCGGACGTGACCACGTTCAATCTGCACCAAGACGGCGAGGACGGCGTGATCGGCGGAACATCCACAGCTACCTGCGCGTTTCATGCTGCCGTCAAGGCCGGGTTTCGAAAGATTACGTTCTTCGGCTGCGAGTCCAGTTTTGCCAGAGACGGCGTAACGCACGCCTATCGAAACGAACCCCGCGACCATCTCATGCTGGTGGAGTGCAACGGTGGCGAGTTCCTAACGGCCCCGGACTTCTACGTTCAGGCTACAGAATTGTCAGCGATCATCAAGAAGTTCCCATCGCTGGTAACGCAGGTTGGCGGCGGGCTTCTCGGGGCAATGGTTGAGAACGACGATCACGAAGTAGTGAAGATGTCGCGTGCCTTGATGGCCACGTTTGGAGATATTGGCAAGAAACTTGCGGAGGCCGCGTGAAGCGCGAGTTCCCCGCTGACCTTGCCCAGTTCCTCACCTTCGCCCCAGACGCGCAGGTAAGGGCAAACGAGGCGCACGCAAAGTCCCTCGGGTTGAAGCGGGTTACGTTCCACCCCATGACGTCGGAGCGCCTTGCGCTCGTCGGTGGCGGGCCGAGCATCAAGCAGTATTGGCCGGACATCAAGGAATACCGCTACGTGTTCGCCATCAATGGCGCCTACGAGTTCCTGCTCAAGCGCGGGATCGAGGCGGCGTTCGTGTCCGTCGATCACGACCCGCTCATTGCCAAGTTCTGCCACAACGTGAAGCGGGCCATCGTTGCGACCCGCTGCGC